AGAATCTAAAAATATTAGACTAAGATCTGGTATACTATTATTAATATCGGGAATAATTAGCGGGTATATAATTTACTTATTATGACTTACGGTGACTTAACTAGAAAAGATCTGCAGTATATGCAGATGTGTTATAGTGCGGCAACTATTTTTTCTACGTGTGGAAAAAAGAAATACGCAGCTATATTAGTAGATGAATACGGTCATATTGTTGGCTTTGGCTACAATGGCGGACCAAGTGGTTCTATTCATTGCGAAGATGGTGGATGTCCAAGATTTCAAGACATGTCACCAAGTGGATCCAGCTACGATAATTGTATAGCCATACACGCAGAAGCAAATGCATTTCTACATTCAGATTATAGTTCACAACCTAAAAAACTTTACGTTAATGGACCTCCGTGTTTAGGTTGTGCTAAGCTAATAGCTAATAGTACAATAACAGATGTATACTATGTAACAGATAACGAATACCAAAACTGGGATTCCATTGAAATGTTTTTAAATACCGCAAAAGTAAGAACTCATAGGGTAAAATAATGGCTGCATCAAAAGTTAACTACGTAGTAATTTACGCCGGCCATAGCCAAGTTTACGGCTGCTCTTCAAAAAAAATTGCCCTAGAATCTGCCCCACCAGAAGGGTGCTCACTAGAGGATAAGAGAGTTTTATTTATAACATTTGAACCAGACACTAATCAACTTTCAGTCTATAAGGTTGATGAAGCAGAGGTACTTAATGCAGATATTAAAGAAAAAAAAGAGAAGAAAACAGAAAATGAGTAAAGGGATAAAGAAAAAAGTATCCGTTAAACTAATGCCTGGGCAAGCTATTTTTGCTGCTGACATAGAAGTTCTGCAGCATATCGCTGAAACTTACATGTACCTTAGCCAATCTTCAGAAACAAATGAAGAAAAACAATCTTGGATATCTATATCAGAAGATATAGTAAAATGGATGAATCAAACATATTACACAGGTCAGGACGATGGACAAGAAGAAGAATGGTGAAATTTTAGTTTTTCTTTTAGGCTGTTTTTCTATTGGTTTAATAGCTGGATCATTTACTAAAAACAAATTTAAAAAACACATTGCAAAAAATCAACTAAGCGTAGCGCACTATGTAAACAGACTTTCAGAGTTTGATCTAAGTTCCGATAAAGTTGGTTCTGAATTCTTTTTTGATCTAATGTCAAGTGGTTTTAGTGCACAGTTAGCTTTTGACATAGTGCAAAAAGAATGTATTGAAATGGGAGAAAAATTTAATGATTGATTTATGTGTAGTAAACTATAATACAAGACCACTGTTGCAAAGATTTTTGGACACTCTGCATTCAGATATGTATCGTCCAGATGGCGCGCTCGCAAAGAATTGGAACCTATACATTACGGATAATGAGTCTACTGATGATTTTATTCCATGGCTTAGAGAAAATGAAGAAAAGTATTGGATTAATAGAACCTATCTTAGACAAAATATAGGCTACTCTGCTGCTATAAATAAAATGGCAAATACAAGTGGAGCAGAAATTATAGGAGTTTTAAACGGTGACGTTTGGATGACTAGTCAAGACTGTTTAAATATAGAAAAAATCTTTGCCAATAATCCGAACATACACATCCTTGGTCCAAAGCAAAGAGATGAAAACGGTTACATCACACATGCTGGAATTATCGGGAGCAACACTGCACCAAAACATAGAGGCTGGAGAGAGCACGATCCAGAAGATGTTTTATATAAAGATCAAATTGAATGCGTTACAGTATCTGGATCGGCATATTTTGTAAGAAGAGATGTATGGGAAGATATGACAAACAATCCACAATACAGAGAATTATATCCTGATGCAATAGGAGCTTTTCTTCCTACGCCACATTACTACGAAGAAACTTGGTGTTCCTATTTCGCAAGACACCTAGGCTACAACGTTGTGTATGATGGCTCGGTTTCAATAGGGCACAGCTGGCACGCCTCTACTCCAAAGCCAGGTCAGGGAATAAGTCATGCTGACAGATACTTTCCTATTTCAAGAGAAATATTTAGAAAAGCATGTGATCACATAGGTATAGAAAGAGATTAGAATGAGTGATGAAAAAAACGTATACTACTACAACGCACAAGTTAAAAAAATTATTGACGGCGATACTTTTGATATCGTCATTGATCTGGGCTTTGATACTCTTCGTAAAGGTAGGGTTCGCTTATATGGCGTCAATACTCCAGAAAGCAGAACTTCAAATATAGAAGAAAAAAAACAAGGCTTAGCGGCGAAAGAGTTTACCGATCAATGGATTACAAAAGCAGAACATTGGATAAAAATAGAAACTATTTTAGATAAAAATGAAAAATATGGCAGAATCTTAGCTCGTGTTTGGGACAATAATGGAAACTGTTTAAATACAGACATAGTTGCTGCAGGACTTGCAAGAGAATACTATGGGGTTGGCGACAAAACTTGGACCGAATTTAAGAAAGCTTAATATCAAATGCTTGTCAGCGAGTTAGATATTCCTTTTGTTAAAAATACATATACCAGATTTGAGCAAAGAGAAGAAACATTTTCTTTACGAGAGCAAACTTGGATAGGTAAAAATAATATAGGTTACGTACTCTTTAGACATGAAGATATTAATAATATATTAAAAGATAGTCGCTGGCATACAGCTATAGGATTGCTTGCTGAGCTAAATAACAATCTTCCTGTAGAATTTAAACAGAGAAGAAAAAAGGGTTTAATGGCCCTTAATGGTGAAGCTCATTCTAGATTAAAAAAATTAGTAATGCCAGCTTTTACAGCTAAGCACTCTGATAACCTTAGACCTTTTATGGTTTCATTAATGAGTGAATTAATTGACTCATTAGACGGTAAAAGTACAGTAGATCTACAAAAAGATATCTTTAATTATTATCCAATACCAATTTTGTGTAAGTTATTTGGTATACCAGACGCTGATTGGAAGATGTTTAGCGATTGGTCTCATCTAATGTTTAATATCTTTAATCTAAATGGAGAAATTAATCATGATAAAGTCTCTGTCGCACAAAAAGAATTTGATGAATATACTTCTAATTTAATTAATGAGAAAAGAAAAAATCTAACAGATGATCTTTTATCTAGTTTAATTATTTCAGAAGAAAACGGAGACAAATTGTCTACCGAAGAACTAACAATGTTGATTGAAATCATCATTGCTAGTGGAATAGACACAACTCGTTGTCAGTTAGGTCTTTCTTCTAAAACTATTTTAGAAAATAATTTAGAAAAAAATAATATTAAAGAATCTTTAGATGATGTAATCAGACATGATTCCGTTTTAAGAGGCACAGTTAGAATAGCTTCAGAGGATATTGTTTATAATAATGTTTTATTTCCTAAGGGAACCTTAGTGTATTTAAATGTTGTTTCAGGAAACTTTGATCCAAAAGTTTTTTTTGAACCAAATTTAATTATAGAAAAAAGAAGCGATATAGCTAAAACACTTTCTTTTGGTTCCGGCTTACACTATTGCCTAGGTCACGCTTTGGCAAAAGCAGAAATAGAAGAGGGTTTAAAGGTGTTATTTGGTAGATTAGCTGGTAGAATAACCTCATGGGAAGCAGTAAGCCTTCCTGTTACTTCAGTAATCAACGGATTAGAATCATTAAAGGTTGAATTAAATGCAAACATTTCTACCATATCCTGACTTTATACAATCAGTTAAAGTGTTAGATTATCGTCGGCTAGGAAAGCAAAGAGTAGAAACCTTTCAAGTCCTTAATATTCTTTTAGATAGAACACCTACTAAAGGTTGGCGTAATCATCCAGTTACTCGAATGTGGACAGGTCACGAAGAAGCTTTAAAGCTCTATCAAAACTATACTATTCTAGAATGGATAGATAGAGGTTACAAAAACACAATGAAGTTTGAAACCATTGATCATTCTAGTGTAATTTATCCAACTTGGTTTGGTGACGACAGTTTTCACAAATCACATAGATCTAATTTACTTAGAAAAGATTATGAATATTACTCTCAATACTTTGACGAACCAGCAGATCTAGAGTATCATTGGCCAGTATGAGTATTGCAGTTTACCTAGCTGGAGCTATGGATTATGTTGGTGACTACGCAAAAGGTTGGCGTAAGTCCGCAACGGAAGCTTTAGAGTTTTTGGGTTATAAAGTTTACGATCCAACCTCCATACCCGAAGACCCAAATATGTCACCAGATGAAATTGCACAAAAAAATCTTTTTATGCAGAAGAAATCAGACATTATGCTGGTAGAATACATGCTAGAAGATAGAGCATATATAGGAACCGATTTTGAAATGGCTTGGGCCAAACTTCATTATCAGCCAACTGTAGTAATGTGCTCTAATCAAAATAAAGATCGACCATATATGAAATATATGGCCACAAAGCTTGCAGATAACCTGCAAGATGCTATAGAATATATAGCAGTCCATTATCCAACTAATTAACAAAAGGAATAAAAAATGTCAGAGAACAAGTTTAAGTACTTTACTGTCACCACAACCACATTGGTTAAGGCTAACAACAAGACCGATGCCCAGAAGCTTGCAATGGGTCGCCGTGGTGTCACCGGTGAAGTAATGTTCAAGGATGTTGAAATTGAGCGAATCTCTGCTGTAGAGGCTCGCGAGCAAATCATCGCCTAATTGTAGTATTGTCCTGTGAAGGGGGGTCCTTAATTGGTCCCCCCTTCATTTTATAGAAAGATAAGCATATGATTTATGCACAAATGGTAGGAAGAAATGAATCTTCCAGATTTCTAGAATCAGTTCTAGAAAGACTATCTACTCAGGTAGATAAAATTATTTTTACTGACGACTGTTCAACAGATAATACTCCAGAAATAGCTGCAAAGTATGCAGAGGTTTTTAGCACGCCAGAGCCAATGTTTACCACTCACGAGGGTCGACTTAGAGCTTTTGCCTGGGGAAATCTAGAGAACTTTGCAAAGCCTGGTGACTGGGTTTTAGCTATAGACTGTGACGAAAAGTTGTATCATGTTGACGACTTGGAGATCAAATCAGTTTTAGCTAAGTCTGAATTTGATGTTGTTAACATCCGTTTTTATCACATGTGGAATGAAACCCATTATCGAGTTGATAAGTTATGGGCACCAAATAATTCATCTAGAATGTTTAGATTTAAAGAAGGAGCTGGATTCCAAAACAAGGCTTTAGCTTGTGGTTCTGAGCCAACTTACGTTCCCCAGTGGGTTCGTCAAAGAAATTACTGGAAGGACTCTGGTCTAGTTATGCAGCATCTTGGTTACGCGTATGATGAGGATAAAAAGTCTAAGTACGAAAGATACTCCACTCTAGACGGTGGACAGTTTCATGCTTTAAATCATATTAATTCTATTATAGATCCTAATCCAGTATTAATTCAATGGGGAAACTTTGGTATTTGAAATGAAAGACAATAGCCTAATACTAGATCCAGTCAAGTCAATTATAGATTTAACCTATAGACTTGAACAGAAGAAGAAGTTTGCCTATGTGAACATATCTCGTTCTGCGCTAAACCTAATGTTACATAATAGCGACAAGAAGCCCCCTAAGTACTTCGTTAAGTCCTTAACAAAGTGCATGACAATTCAAGATCCGAACTTTCTAAAAGCAGTTCCTCTTGAATTTCTTGAGGAAATTGAGTCTGGTAAACTATCGGAGTTTGGCCTACAAAAAGATGGCAATTACTATGATGCTGGAATGTTTGAGCATTTTTTTGCAAACAAAAAAGAAGTAGTAGATATATTTATTAATCATTACATTAGGGAGTCAAAGAATGTCGTTTTATCTTTTCATGATAAAAAAACTGTTCAAAAAGTTTTTGGGCAAAACCAGTATGTAGTTTCTGTTCCGTACAATAACTACTACGATAAGCTTGATTCAATTGTTGCTCAACTTTCAGAGTTTGAAGGTGGAGTAGATAGCTGTATTCTAGATTGCCCAATGCTTGCGACAGCAATAGCTCCAAAACTATGGGAAAATTTAGATATGTCTATTCTTGATTTTGGAAAAATAATTAGTTCAGTTAGATTCCAGGCACTGCAGAACGCAGAAAAAGAAAAAACAGAAGCAGACAACAAAAAGAAGTTTTACAAAAAGCGTAATGAAAAAAGATAATTGGGACGAAGAAGTAGACAACTCAGAATACATGGTTGATTTACTATTTGACACCTCATTAAGCTTAAATGAAATATCTAAAGAAGTTGGATGGCCTTTAGCTAAGGTAAATCAAAAGATTAATCAACTTGGTTTATCTTGGCTAAAGAACTCCAGAAAGAAAATGTCAAGAGGTCAGACTGCACTGACCGCTATTATGCAAAAACTTCTTCCTGGCGAAAAGATTATTAATGAATATGTTCTAGGCGATAAGCTTAGATTAGACGTTTACTGTCCGTCGTATCAAGTGGGTGCAGAGTACCATGGTAGACAGCATTTTTTTTATACTGCAAAGTTTTTTGATTCCAAATATGACTTTGAAGAAGCGCAAAAAAGAGATCAAAAAAAGATAGAACTTTGCAAAGAAATGGGTATAGCCTTGATAATCTTTCGCTATAATGACATGCTTACGGAACAAGCTGTTTATGATAGACTATTAGATGCTATAAGAAACTCTCCTTTCAAAAAAGAAGAGAAGCAAAAGAATTCTTTTTATAGCAGTAAGGCTTACTTAGACTCTAAGAAGCGTCGTTCTGAACTTAGAAAAAAAGCATACAGAGAATTAAAGCAGCAGAGAAAAAACAATAATGGAAAAACCTGAAGATAATCAAGATATTCCAATCGAGTATCAAGTATTTGCCCTTTCTCTAAGACAAGAGGGGGCTATTACTCATTTTGCAGAGAACTTGCCAGAAGATATCGTTGGCATTAACCACGGGCAAAAGGGTATACATGAATTTTACTTAGCTCTTTTGGCCTATAGAACTGCAACTCAACTAGAGATAGTGGACCCGGTAGGTTTTAAAGACTGGTTAGGCTCAGAAACAGATATAAGAGAAGCTCTTGGCGGAACAGCCGGAGTAGATATCATGATGGATGTTTTACTTTCTCTAGATCTTTCCACTGTAGATTCTGTAGTTCAACTTATTAAGCATAAGGCAAACAAAAAGAAACAGATTGACTATCTTCATGAATTGCAAGTAATTCTAAATCAAAAAGGTGTTAAGTCAGATAAAGATTTAGCTAGAATATCTTTAATTACATCAGAGATAAGAGAGTTAGAAAATCAGTTAAACTATGATCCACTGGAAAAGTTAACTACAGCTATCGATATTTCCAATAGAGCAGAATCTCTGTTAGATATTCCAAGTTTTGTTCCAACGCAGTTTAAATCCTTAAATAGAGCTATGGGTTATACTGATGATGGAGGCTTTTACAAAGGCGCTGTACATGCTGTCATAGCCCCATCTGGAAAAGGTAAGAGTACATTTGCAAAGTGCCTAGCTAATAACTGGGTAGAAAATGGGCATACTGTTCTTTACGTTAACTTTGAAGAAGCTGTTGGTCACTGGGAAAGAATTCTCATGACACAGATCATAGGAAAGAACGTTTATGCAGAAGCGGAAAGATGGACGCCAAGCGAACGAGAAAAGTATCTTGGAATATTTAGGGAAAAGCTAGCTAAGTGGGGTAAC